CTTTAATTTTATCAAAAATCTTTTTTCCGAACTTGTATAAGAATACTTGTCCGTTGTTAGCAGGATTGCCTGAATCTTCAACAACAAGAATGTTAGCGTAGTAAGAAAGGCGGCGCTTCTGCTTACGAGCAACATCTTTGTTTGATTCTACACCGCTGTTCCAAAGTTCTGAGTTCAACTCAGATACAGGATCAGTTTGCTTGAGTGTAGTTAGTGAGTTTTCGATATACCACTTACCAGTTGGTCCTTGAAATCCGTGATTCCAAAGTTGTGCCCAGGGCATATCTTCGCCTTGTGGGGCGGGGAGGAAGCGAATAACGGCATAGCCATTACCTGCTTGGTCTACGGTAGGCTTCCATTCTCGGTCATCACCTCTTTTACCTTGTTGAGGTGTATCGAGCTTTTCAACTTCTTTCATAAGTGAATCGAAGTTACCACGAGCTTTGCGTAGATCAGATAGTGTATTAAACGACATATGTTTCTCCTAATATTGCGTTATATTGCGATGTATGTACTGCGATTTATTTTGTATAACTATTTTCAAAAATATCATCCAATTTCGATGCATCTTGAATAGTGATACGTTTTAGTTCCCTAGCAATGTTCTTACCAGGCTTCTTTTCGACACGTTTAATGCGTCTTTCTTGCGGTTTGTAATTATTTGACTTACTCATTTCCGTAAATTAAATCCAACTGTTCCGTGTGCTTGAAGTTAATGTTATCTTTGTCAAATCTGACAAAGGGTCGGTATTTCGATACTAAAAGACAAACATCGTCAAGCACAAAATCATCATTAAATCTTTCAACAAAAGGTCGTAGTTTGTCTAACATAACTAATGTCTCTAAACTAATTTCACGACCCATGTACATCTTGAATATCAAAGGATGTGTGTCTTCGTATATCGCTGATTTGATATTGTCCATTTCCATTTTCAGAAGAACATTATCAAGGTCAGTATTAAAATTATACAACATTCTTTGCTTAGTTGTCAACCACTTTTTGTAAGTTTCTATCGATGAGGTATCAAACATACCGCCCCACTTATCTCCACTTACAAAGTTTGCAACTAAAATGTCAATAATCTCTGACCTTTTGAAATCCCTTGCTAGTTTGCGAATAGATATTAAATCTTTGCGCCGTAGAAAGGTTTCTTTTTTACTACGAACAGCACCTTTAGTTTTAGTGATGTCATAGGATTTTGTTGTAAAGTGTAACTTCAGTGCTAAGTAAAGTTTGTAAACTTCAAATGGTTCCATATTAAAAGGGTAACTTATTTGCCTTAACTTTAAGAAGATTTAAATCTTGCGCTTCTGCTTCTAATTTGTCTTTGAGACTAGAGCTAAGGAGCTTGTTTACACTTTCTATTTCGATATCATTTTTACTACAATATTCTAACAGAATATCCAGGTAAGATGATTTGGTATGTATTGCTCTTCTTTCAATATGTTGTGAAAATTCAGAAGGCGTTTTAAACTTTTTGGTAATAATATAAACATCAGTCATCTTTTCTGGATTAGTCATAAATTCGTTTACCACTACTCTAGTTATCAATTGGATTCTCCTTTAACCAACTATTAATGTATTGTATTACATCAGTAGGACATTCTATGTACGGGTTTTCACATTCTATAATATCTGGCTCACTTGGTACATCAAACTTATGAACTATAGTAGTATCGAATGCTCTTGCAAGAGCCATTACACTCTTAGGTGACCCCTTACCTATATGAACTTCATCTGGTAATTCTTTTGCTAATAACAATTGTAGCATACCTTGTACTACATCGTCAACATGAGTAAAATCACGCTTTTTGTTTCCACTTCCATACACTGTGATAGGAAGATTGTTTAAATAATTTGTTTTGAACTTTTTAATAACATTACTGAGAGAACCATGTTCAGGTTCTCGTTCTCCGTAAACATTGTATAGAATCATGTTAACCTGATACAATCCATACATCTTTTTATATAAATCAATTATTTCTTCAGATGCAATTTTACTCCAAAGATATGAATTAGGGTTGTCATTAAATTTTTGTTCTGTATCTGTTGCAAAAAATAAAAATGTATCCCAATGTCTAGCCCATTCACATACGGCAGTTGTTGTTTGTATATTGCTATTTATTATCTCTTGTGGGTCTTCAGGATAAGATGTAGCACGAGTAATGTTTGCGAAATGAAATATTCCAATAGGTCTGCTCATTTTTTCTGTCAAATTACATGTTGCAACATCTTCATTAATATAAGTTACACTAGAAGATTCCCAGAAATGGTTACCTTGTCTATTGTCATCTACTACTGTAACATCAAACCCTAAGTTATGTAGCTTTTCTACCAAATGAGAACCAATAAATCCGCAGCCTCCGGTAACTACTATTCGTGATTTAACTGCTTGATAATTGGCATCCATAATACTATTATATCATTTTAGTAGGTAATGTCAAGATATTAATTGACATAAAAAATATGTGAATCTATTTTTGCAATTCTGTTGTAATCTAAACGCCATGATGGTTGTACATGATCCGCATGATACCAAAGAGCGCCTTCTGTATTGTCTTTGTGCCGGCCTGTTATCACTTCTGCCGCAAGAGTATACAATCGCTGATAATCAGAAGAGTTTCTTATTCTGTCTGACTTGCCATCACAATACCAGCTAAACTGACATTTATTCCGAATAGGCACTGATTCAGACCAACCAGTTCTATATTTTGCTTGGTACACGACCGAACATATATCATCTGGGAACTTGTTGCTTTCTACCCGATTGAGTGTAACAAATGCAACTGCTTTTTGTCCCTCGTATGACTCACCACGAGCTTCAAAATAAATATTCGTTGCCAAACACTCAGTATTTTTTTGTGCAATATCATACCATGAAGACTTGTATTCAACCTGTGGTATTACTTCTAATTCTATAGGTGTATCATCATCTTCATTATAAGCAAACATACTTGCTGATGTTACTACAAAAACTGCACCTAACATAGCAAGTGTATCTTCTAATATATACATGATTGTATTCCTTTAATTAAGGTCCGTTTTAAGGGTGGAACCCATACCCCACTAGCATTTTAACGAGTTTTGAAATACATGGTGATTTCAAAGCCGAGTCGTACATTTTCGTAAGTTGGCTTAGTCCACATAATTTTTCTCCATTGGTTAAAAAAAGAAGGACTTGGGTAACAAGGCTCCTTCAAACCCCGATGAAGTTTACGCTGTTAGGCGTAGACCCTCATAGTAATCGTCATTAGCTGCGATTATATTATTGCTTCTAGTTTAACGACCTTCTGCGTTAGTCGATTCTCCACATGCCTTCAGTTGTCTGTCGAATCCAGAACAGCCCCATTAAAAAGGACACTCATAACAAATCCTTGCAAAGATTTTGTCAGAGGAGACTACTCTTGCCTAGGTTGAGCTTTCTTATCAGAGAGTGCCCTTATTGGTGGAGCCGAGGGGAATTGAACCCCTGTCCAAACTTCCTATTACATGCTTCAACGAATTAGTCTACTAAGATAGTATGAAGTTTTCCTTCGTACCTCATAGTCACATACTTGCCACGCTGTACTTGAACTTGTACATCACGGCAAATCTGTCGTTGTTCTATTCTGCCATTATTCTCAGCACGAGTGCGTCCAACATTAGCACCCGTGATTGCACCGACTACAGTAGCAATCTTTCTACCTGAACCGCCGCCGATCTCATTGCCGATTGCTGCTCCGATTACACCGCCTACTATAGAACCGCCAAGTGAGTTCTCAACATAGACTTCCTTTATCTCACACTCTTTTTGAGTGACCATGACATACTTTGGCTTCTCAGAAACAACTTCGATTTGAGCAAATGCAGTAGCACTAGCGAGTAACAATGAAGCACTGCAAAGTGCCATGTAAAGGTTTAGCATAAATGATCTCATATTTATCTCCTATTATAACTTTATACTACGCTCATAATCAAGTCTCAAATCTAGCAGTTGTTCGGCATAATTATCCCGCTTCTCTACAAACATCTGAGGTTCACTGCCTTCAACAGCAATCATCAATACTATTTGAGGGATTGGTATTTTAGTAATCTCCTCAAACATTATTGCATATGCGGTACATTGCATAAAATAGTTAGAAATCCATTCCTTCTTTTTAGGCTTACGAGAAGTTTTGAAATCAATAACTGATAAAGTTCCTTCATACTCTGCTATACAATCAACTCTTCCTGCTAGTCTCAAATGATGACTATATAAAGCAGTTTCAAGTGCGTGTATATTATCTATCCTATCTAAAAACGGTCTAAACTCATTAAACATTTGCTTATCCAGCAAACTGAGTTTATCTAGCGTTACGTCATTATTTAGTAAAATCTGTTCGCACAAATCATGTATCTTAGTACCACGAGTAGATGCTTGGTTGCTAATTTTATTAGCTTCCTCTTCCCCTACTCTTTCTCTCCAAGCCTTAATGCTATCTTTTGATAGATAAGACATTACCGTAGTTACTGAAGGATATGAAGCACCATCAGGTGTTTCATACATTCTACCGTTAGGCGTACTAACAGCGTTTGGTTCTACAATTTCAAGATTTACATGATTA